CTGGCACAGCCATCACGATGACATATCTTGCTGGCACGTTTGCAGTTAATCTTGCACTGACTGCCGCGTCACAAGCACTTGCGCCAAAGCCAAAGCAACCAAACATCGGCGGCGGTGGCAATGGCGGCATCGATCAATCAAAGACTGTAACGGCCAGATCATCCAACGCCACGCGCAAGCTGATCTATGGCGAAACCCGCGTTGGCGGCACATATGCTTTCATCGAAGCAAGCGATAACGATCAATATTTGCATTTGGTTATTGTTCTGGCGGCGCACGAACTAGAGCAATTTAGCACAGTATATTTTAATGATGAGGCTTTAACGCTATCCGGCAATAACGTCACCAGCCCGTCAAAATATGATGGCCTAGCTGATATTTATCCGGTGACTGTCGGTAATGCTGGAAACATACCAGCACCATTGCTTGCGCTTTCAAACTGGACAAGCGACCACACATTGACCGATCAAGGCTATCTATATGCGCGGCTTGAATTTGATCCTGACGCTTTTGAACAAGGCTTGCCAAATATCAGCGCAAAGGTCAAAGGTCGCAAGATATACGACCCACGCACAACCACAACTGTTTGGAGCGAAAACCCAGCTTTGGTTATTCGCGATTATTTGACAGATACAGTTTACGGGCTTGGTGCAACGGCAGCGGAAATAGATGATGCCAGCTTTATTGCGGCGGCCAACATCTGCGAAGAAAGCGTGACACTATCTGGCGGCGGTACTCAAGACCGGTACACGTTCAATGGTGTTGTTGATACGCAAAACACACCGCGCAGCAATCTTGAACAAATGCTGACTGCGTTGAACGGGTCGCTTTATTATAGCAACGGGCAATGGTCGTTGCGTGCGGGTGCGTATGTAACGCCAACAGTGACGCTTGATGAAAATGATCTTGCGTCTGGCTTGACCGTCACCACGGCTATTTCGGCGCGTGACAGCTTCAACGCGATCAAGGGGCAGTTTGTTAGCCCAGCCAGCGACTATCAAGCCACAGACTATCCTGCGATCACTAGCACAACATTTGAAACCGAAGACAACGGCGAACGCAGATATCTAAATCTTGATCTGCCGTTTACCGACAACGCAGCACGCGCACAGCGTATTGCAAAGCAAATCCTATATAAGAACCGGCAAGAAATCAGCTTGCGTGCAAAATTCAAGATGAATGCGTTTCAGTTTCAAATTGGCGACACTGTGATGATTACTAATGCGCGGCTTGGCTTTACGCAAAAAGTGTTTGAAATTGTAAGCTGGAAACTAAATTTTGGCACAGCCGAAGTTACGGTTGACTGTGAACTGACTGAAACAAACAGCGCGGTTTACGATTGGAACGCTGAAGAAAAAGATTTCGCGCAAGACAATACTAATTTGCCAAACCCGTTTAACGTACCGGCACCGACACTTGTGGCGTCTGACGATTTGCAAACATACAATCAACAATCTGTTTCGGTTTTGGTTGGCACTGTTTCATCAACATCAATTTATGCAAGACAGTTTGAAGTCGAAGCAAAGCTATCAACAGACAGCACATTCACTTCATTGGGCATCGGCAGCGGCAGTCGTTATACGTTGGTCAACGTGCAAGCTGGCAGCACTTATGACGTTCGCGCAAGGGCTATCAACGCGCTTGGCGCAAAGTCGCCTTGGACTAATGAACAGCATCTTGTAACTGGCACTGCGGTTGACCCGTCTGACGTTACAGATTTCAGCGTGAATATTGTCGGGCAGCAAGCAGATTTGAAATGGACAGCAATCCCAGATGGCGACTTGTCACATTATATCGTTCGGCATTCACCGCTGACCACTGGCGCGACATTTAACAACAGCCGCACATTGGTCAAAAAGATTGCACGCCCAGCTAATACAATAACAGTGCCAGCCCTTACCGGCACATATTCGATCAAGGCGGTTGATAAGTTTGGCAAGGTATCGCAGAACGAAAATAGCAGCATTGCGTTAGTTTCAAGCATTCAAGGTTTTAACTTTGCTGATAGCGCAACAGAACACACCGCATTTGCTGGCACAAAAACAAATTGCGTTGTTGTTGACAATAAGCTGGTGCTTGATACGACTAATCTGTTTGATAGCGTTGCTGGCAATTTTGATGACGCAACCGGCTTGTTTGATGGTGGCCTTGGTAACGTGGCACCGCTTGGCACATATGATTTTGCCAATTTAATTGATCTTGGCGCGGTTTATACGGGGCAAGCTGGCACCACAATGAAGATTTCGCAGATTTCACATCACGGCGGCACGCCAGCATCGGCCACCACTGACGTTGATGTTTATGTCAGCACCACGCAGACCGATCCAAATGCGTCACCGGTCTGGACGTCATATCGGCCATTTGTTGTTGGGTCATACACCGCACGCGGTTTCCGGTTCCGCGCTGAATTAACGTCATCTGACAGCCAAGAAACGCCAGCTATTGAAGAATTGGTTGCAGAAATTAAATTGCCGACCAGAACAGAAAGTGACAACGACATTCAAAGCGGCGCAGGGGCAAAGGCAATTACCTTTACCACGCCGTTCAAAACGCTGTTGGCAGTGTCAATTTCGGTCGGGGATATGCAGTCTGGCGATTATTATGGTATAACTAGCAAATCAGCAACGGGTTTTACGATCACGTTTTACAATAGTGGCGGCACGCCGGTTGATCGTTTGTTTGATTACGTTGCAACGGGGTTTTAAATGGCACAGCACGATTACACAATAGACAACCAGACGTTTCCAAACACCCGCGCAGATATAAACAGCGCGTTGGCGGCTATTGTAAGCCAGAACAGCGGCGCAACAGCACCAAGCACAACATATGCCTATCAGCTTTGGTATGACACCGGAAACGATAAATTAAAGATCAGAAACGCAAATGATGATGCTTGGATTGACATATTTGGATTTGATCAAGTTGCTGATACTGCAAGCATTACCGGCAACATCGATATCAACATCACTGGCATTGCAGTGGCTGGCACGCTTACAGATACCAGTAACACCGGCAACATCACGTTAGATTTCAGCACCTATCAAAATTTTGTGCTGACTTTGACCGGAAATGTGACCTTGGATAATCCAACAACTGAAACGCTGGGGCAAACTGGCTTTTTAGTGCTGATACAAGACGCAACCGGATCGCGCACAGTGTCGCTTGGTTCACAATATTTAACGGCTGGCGGGTCTGGTCTGACATTATCAACCGCAGCTAACGCAATTGACATTGTGCCTTATATTGTGCAAGCAACTGACAAGATTTTGCTTGGCACGCCGCAACTAGCGTTCGCATAGGGGGATATTATGTCGGGAGCATTTGGGTCAAGCCAATGGGCGTATAGCAGCGGCGTTGCTGGTTATCAAATTGAAGATAGCTTGCGCTTTGAAGATGGCAGCAGCGCATACCTAAACCGCACACCGGCTTCCGCTGGCAACCGCAAAACTTGGACATTTTCGTTTTGGATTAAGCGTGGAAATTTAGGTGGCACTCAACTTGCCGGAATTAACAGTGGTGAAAGCTGGATGGTTCGCTTTAACACAGCTAATAAGTTTGCTTGCAATTTTACCAACAATACAGGCGTAAATTATTTTCTTGATACCACAAGAGTTTTTCGTGATACGTCAGCTTGGTATCATATTGTTATATCTTGTGACACTACTCAAGCCACAGCGTCTAATAGAGTTAAAGCATACGTCAACGGAGAATTAGAAACCATTACTGGTGGTGCCACTTCTATTCCACAAAATTACGAAACAGATATAAATGTAGCCGCACTTCACGGCATTGGTAAGGGCGTTGTTGGAACAGCTTATCACTTCGATGGCTACCTATCCGATGTCCACTTCATTGACGGTCAAGCCCTAGACCCTACCAGCTTTGGTGAGACTGTTGACGGCTATTGGCGACCTGTTGCCTATTCTGGCAGCTATGGCACAAACGGTTTCAGACTTGAGTTTGACAGCGACACCACTGACAGCAGCGGCAACGGCAATGATTGGACTGCCAATAATATTTCGGCGCACGATTATGTGCCGGACAGTCCTACGAATAACTTTGCTGTGATGAATCCTCTTGCAAACGAACTCAACGCTACATTAAGCGAAGGCAATTTACGAGTTATAGGGACATCAAACGAAAAGCTTATATTTAGTACCTTTGGGGTTTCTTCTGGGAAATGGTATTTTGAGGCTTATATTGAAAACCAAGAATTGCGTGGGGTTGTTGGAATTACTGATGACAAAGGGAATGATGGCTATGAGTACGGTCAAAATTATGCACAACTAAGCACATACTTTGGCTTTTTAAGCACTAGCGCAACCGATAGTGGAGAAAACTTTAGTAGAGGTTGCCAAGACGGTGACGTTATTTCTTTTGCTGTTGATGCAGATAATGGTCAAGTTTGGATAAAGTTAAATTCTGCCGTTAACACAGGGTCAGCAGCTTTTGCAACTGGATTGTCTACAGACACAACATATAGAGTTCACTATCAAGACAGTTACACATCTAACACCACAATAAAATTCAACTTTGGTCAAGACAGCACCTTTGCTGGCGCAACCACCGCTGGCGGCAACACAGATGCCAACGGCATTGGTGACTTCAAGTATGCACCACCGGCTGGGTATCTTGCGCTTTGTACCAGCAACCTTCCAACGCCTAGCATTGTGGATGGTTCTGAGCATTTTAATACTATTACTTGGAGTGGCGCAGCAAGTACGCAACAGTTGCCGCTGAATTTCACCCCTGATTTTGTATGGGCAAAGCGTAGAAATGGGGCTGACAGTCACCGTCTTTATGATGTTATTCGTGGTGAAAACCAAGACTTGCAGTCTAATTCTACAAGCGCAGAACTGACCAACGATTATGGTTTAGATTTTCTTGGTCATAATTATCTTGAAGTGGACTCAACTAAATACTTTGGTCTATCTGGCAATACCTTTGTTGGCT